ATGGCGCTGTCTGATGCGTGGTTGCGTTCAGTCGTTGGAAAGGAACGTGATAAGGTTTTGGTTAAATCCGATCGTGATGGTCTGTCTGTCAGAGTATCACCGAAAGGTCGCGTAGTGTTCCAATATCGTTATCAATGGGCAGGGAAAGGTGAGCGCCTTGATATCGGAACTTATCCGGCAACTGGATTAAAAGAGGCCAGAGAAGAAGTTATCCGTCTCCGTGGTGAACTCGAGTCAAACCGCAATCCACGATTAGTCAAGCAGGCTGAAAAACGAAAAGCTACTGAAGCCATGACGGTAGAGTCTGTGATCCGTGCCTGGTATGAAGCATATTGTGTAAAAAATAAAAAAGGTTCTGAACAGATACTCCGCTCGTTTGAGCTGCACCTGTTCTCTAAAATCGGCAATATCCCTCACGATGCAGCTACATTGCATGATTGGTTAGAAGTCCTGGAGCCTCTTAGCACCAAGACTCCAGCAATAGCAGACCGATTGCTAATTAACGCAAAGCAGGCTCATGTCTGGGCGTATAAGAGAAAGCTCATTGAAACTCGCCCACTGTCGGATATCACGGGTAAAGATATGGATATCCGTAAAGGTCAGAAAAAACGGTTTCTGACACATGATGAAATTAACATCCTTTATGCTGCGATCGATGGTTCTCGAATGGTTCCTAAATACCGGGCCTTCATTAAACTATTGCTGCATTTTGGTTGCCGTAGTTCAGAGCTAATTACTGCTAGGGTGGATGATTTTGATTTTATAAATAAGGTATGGACTGTACCACCAGAACGACATAAGACTGGTGACATAACAGGCGAACCGCTAAAGCGGCCCATTATTGAACCGGTTGAAGAGCTTATAAAATACGTTATCTCTATGAACAACGGTTCCGATATGCTTTTTACTAAGGAAGGAAGCAGGGAGCCAGTTGGTCGGACATCATTGCAGTCGCTGCCTTACAATTTAATGCAGTTCGCATGGCGACGTCTGGGGTATCAATTTCCTCATTGGTCTCTTCATGATTTGAGACGAACAGCACGAACAAACTTTTCTGATCTTACTGCTCCTCATATTGCTGAAATAATGCTCGGTCATAAACTGCCTGGTGTATGGCAAGTTTATGATAAGAGCGATTATCTAGAAGAACAGCGTAAGGCTTACTGGGCATGGTGGGAGAGGGTTGAATCGATCGTTACTTGTACTGACTTAATCTCCAACGGGCAGTTTGCATAGCCAGAGCGTAATCATATCTGCCAGTCCGCTGCGGATACCTTGTGTACTGGGTGTTTAGCCAGACTACGTTAACCTGTAGCTTCAGTATTTATCTTTCAGCCTTTTGGGGTGTCGGCAGGAGTTTGATGGTTTATTGGGCTACTGTGGGACTAAGGATGTAGGGATGCCAATCAATGAATTATGAAAAATATCATAGCACAAACAGAAGCAAGGGTTTGCGAACCTTCTGCTACTTAATTTATTATGTGCAGGTGATTTTTAATGTGATGAAGTGTTTTATGACTCGCGGAAACTTTGATTTTATAAACTCTAACGTGGTTTTCTCAGAAGCCGATAAGTCATTGTGGATTGATCTCATTAACACCGATTGTATTTGGTATGATATGATAATTAATCCTCCTGATGATATAAAAACAAATAAGATAATAAAGAACTATCTCAGAATCATGGAAAAATATACGAGGGAAAACTGTGAAAAGAGATTTATTTATTTCTTAGGTTCAAGAAAAAAAGTGAGGTTTTCAACCAAGAAACAGCCTAGGTATAACCCATTCACAAAAAATATAGTTTTCACTCTGTTAATTGGCAAAGAGGAGCGAAAGCTTCGGATAAAATATCCTTTTTGCACGTTTACGCAGAATGGGGTAGTGAAGATAACTCCAAATGTTAGAGTAACTGAGAAATTTCTCTACATTGAAGATGAAAATGGCAATTTATGTGTGATGTCAGTTCATGACTTCGTAAACGGACATTATATTGATTTAGGCATTCATACAGAAGTGCATTACGTAGGATATACACGTCATCCGCATCGGCGCCCTGTTGATTTTATTCACCGTGGCTTATCAAAGATGCTGTATAGCGTTTCAAATGACGATAATGATTTTTTTGTTTGTTTTAGTATATTTAATCCAAGAATTATATCTCTGAATAATAAATGCAATGTGGTCTTTAATATTTCAAATTCTCTACTGGATGAAATTGATGTTGATAATGAGGGGCGAATTATTGAAAACTGCTTAATACGTTACTTTGATCCTAAGCTTCAAGATGATGACAAGGAAAGTAAAAGGTCAGATTTAAATAAAATGTTTATGGACTTGGTGGAAAATAAAAAAATTAAAAAAATATACGTTAATTTTCAATATAAAAGGAATAATGAGTATTTCTGCTTTTACTCTAAAGTTGTTCCGCCGAAATTTCATCATTTCTTTGTGCTGGATTTTTCTGATGACAAGATAAATATTGATAGAGACCAGGATATGATGACTCAGATGGCATTGTGCATGGGGTATTATAATTATTAATATTTCGCCTGATACCAACTCAAAATCTGTTTTGTCGCATCCATTGTGGATTAATATTCAGAGGTAAGGGGTATCAGCAGAATTTATATTTTGCAGGATGATCATACAATACATGATATATTGTCTCTAGCAACATCTGTTTCTGGCACAGAGCATATAGTCAGATTACGTTTGGTTCTGTGCCATCGATGGATACTATCTCACCTCTTGGCTAACCCCCATTACTCAATAACTCCAGCAAATCTGTATATCTTGCGTGATGCCCATTTATTTGGGCAGGATTTAATATCAGGATCTGGAAAATCTGGCCTGTATTTCTGGCCTGTCCTCCTATTTACGCTGTTCCAGCGAAGCACCGTCGATATTGAAACGCCACAGAATTCGGCGACTTGTTTTGTTGTCATTAAGTTGTTCATTACTGCCCCTCCAGCGGTTGTTCAGTTGAAAGACTCATGCGCATGTGCGTAACTCCGATAACTCGTTAAAGCGTTCCATAAACAGCCCGTAGGCATGGCCAGGAGCCAGAGGAATAACTTTGAACATCTCTGTTGCTTGGATACCTTCCAATACTGGCCAGAAAGAGCCATCATCTAGCCCGAGATCGCGGCGTTCGGTTGCCAGCATGATGAGATCGGCATATTTCACAGGCGTGCTCATAACCGGGGGTAACCCGTATTTCTCACGGATTACGGCGTCTATTTTTTCTTCCATCCGTTTATAGTCAGGAAGAAGGCGTTTCAGTGGCGCGGGGATGTCCTGACAATACGCTTCTGTTGCATCATGTATTAACGCTTCAAAAGCAAATTCCTGCGGTACCAGTTGGCTGCAAAGCACCGCATGTTGGGCAACGCTGTAGAAATGTGAAAGATGTCCTGCAAAGCGACAGATATTTGAAAGAGAAACCGCGATATCGTTAATAACGATGTCGTCTTTATTTATCCTGTCATAATAAAAATGCTTCCCGGAAAAAGTTTTAATAAATGACATTTTGTTCTCCACGTATATGCGCTGCACCGCGTTGAATTCTGGTAAAAGGAAGCCCTCACCATCCGGCGATTATTGAGTCAATTACGTTTCCATAAATGCCCCCGCAGGGGCATTTGCAGTAATGAAATCAGGCGGTGAAAGTACCAATAAAGGTTTCTACTTTGCTGTCCTTGAATTTCTCAACAAGCAGATCACGAAATTCGTTAGCCATTTCTTCCTGCACTGCTTCCAGCTGAATAATGCGCAGAACCAGTACAGGACGATCGCCAGTGATAATGCTGAGGCGTAATTTAAACGGACGTTCTTTCAGGCCTTCAAACGGAACGCATTTAAATTCAAATGCCACAGGCATAATATCTTTGGTCTTCGCTTCGACAGACTCCATCAGGGAGCGTTTGCCGCTGAAGTCATTGTCTTCAAAATCAGCGGTCTGGTTTGCTTCAATCGTGATTTTACGGACTGCCGCAGCCGCTTTTGTTGCCTGAATAGCATCACCATTAGCATCAAAGCCCACAAGGTAGTCGGCCCAGTCTTCGAGCCATTCTGCCAGTGACTTCTGGGAGTTACGCTCACCGTTAACAGACAACAGGGCAGAGAACGGTGCTGTCTTTTTCAGTTTGAGAGTGGCGGTGTTATCTGCGTGACCTGGTTCATCAATAGTACCCAGGTTAAGTACACTGACGGCACGCATATTATCAGCATCGATAAAGCAGCGGGTGCCTTCATCTGCAAGATCTTTAGAATAACGGGTAAAGTCATCGATGCTGGCAGTGGAAAGCGCACCACGGAAACGGAAGCGATTTAAATTAAATTTTTCCAGATCATGAATGCGGAAATTCTCAGGCAATGCCACAGCATCGGCACCAATCTTACTGATAATTTCATTAACACCCTGAGCAGAAATAAGGGTATGGATTTGATTAATTGCGGTTGCGTCTAAGTTCTGAGACATAATAAGTCCTCACTATATAAAGATATTCAGTGATGAGATAAATAATCAGTTAATTAAGAACGATATTAATGACCTGCTGCGCGTAATTTTCCGTCAGGCTCACCGGCAAGAGTCAGTAATTGTCCCTGGTCTTCCTGCAGAATAGTCAGGCGACCACCGCGATTGACATACATCGGCGTTTCGGTGGTGTCTTCTTCGGAAATTTTCCCGCGGTTAGTCGGGCGAACATATGAGAGTTTGTGTTTGATTTTCACACGGTTCTCATCAAATGGTTCGATTTCCAGGTTGAGTGAGACCTTACCTTTGGTTTTCGTGTTCATCACACCGGAAGCGACTTCACTGAGAACTGCGCCGATTTTGGTTTCAAATACGCCGCCGTCCAGCTCCCCGATAAATGCCTGCACATCAGTACCGCGTTCGCTAGCCATTTTGCTGCTCCTCATCATATCGACCCTGCAAGGTCGGTTGGTTTCTCCACAAAACAGAGAAGAACACCTGCGGTGGCAGCCGCCCGGATGGATTGGGTTATGAGCCCGTCGTCCGGTGATGCTCTTCTCTGTTTTGTAAAAAGGACGGTACCAGCCGGAAGCAAGTGTACAAACTGATACCGCCAACGCAGTGGCAGTTGTGGCGGGGTTGTCACTCAGGCGTATGGTCAACCTGACAACCCGGTGTCCTCAACGGGGAAAGAGTAACCCCGCCATACTTACCGCCGCGCCATTTCGCGGATTACCACAATGCTGAGAGCACTTAGCCAGTTACGGCACCACACTTTGTCGCGATTCCATAAATGCCCTCATCGTTGCACCCTGGTATCTTCCCAGGCGTCAAACCGAACCGCCACGCTGGTTAGGCGTCTTATCAGCATTATCATTGACTTGCACATTCCGGCTACTTGGTTTGTTTGCCCGAGCAAGGAGTGGATTGTCCCCTTTAACGTCTCCAGACCGCTAACGACGCATGTGCCATACGCCGTGTTACAATAAAGTGTTCGGTATTAGTTACCAAAGAGACGATTACTCTTATGGTTGAATGTAATACTCCTGTTGAATATTTTCTTGCTTACTATTTGTTTTTTCTATATAGCGAATTGGTTGTTTTGTTTACATAATAAGAGATTTTCTTAAATAAGTTTACATTGTTTTGTCTTGCTATTTTTTAAAATTAAAGAACAATGAATTGTCGCTATCAGTAATTATTCTTTATGAAGTGTTATAAATAACCCCCTGCTTTTGAGTTTTGTACGCAGTGTTTTTAGTTGTCGAGGACATTATGGATAATCAAAATACTCCTGTTTTTGATGTATGTGGTTGGTACTGTGTACCAGTTAAAGATCATAATTCAGTTATAGTTCAACTGTCCTGCAAACAACCACCATTTGAATCTGATAAAATTATCGAAAGTCCAATATATTCTTTTCCCATAAAAGAAATACCAAATCTCATAAATACATTACAAAACATTTATGAAGAAAATAATTGATTATAAATCCAGTTCAAAAGTGAAGCGTCCACTTGGGCGCTTTTTCATTTACGAATCATTCCGGTCTTCGTATGCCCCGGACGGCTACTTCGTGGGCGTCCTGCCTGTTCGATATCTTATGTAGGTACATTATGTATCTCTAAGGTACATTGTCAAGTATAAAAAAACCTGCCGAAGCAGGTTCATAGACATTGATCAGGCTTTAATTTTGTATCTTCTTGGTTTTCCTGAGAAAATAACTGTACCAATGATAGAGCAATTACCGTTTATCTTAATGTAAGGCTCAGGCCAGTTGGGGTTTAATGCTTTGAGATAACGCTGTGTCCCGTCTTCTATCAACCTTTTGAAGGTGGTTTCACCTGTATCGTGCATCAATGCTATAACGTCATCGCCGTGGCAGGCTGGTACTTCTGGATCGACAAAAATCATGTCTCCCGGACGGTACTCATCAATCATTGAATCACCAATCACCCTCAATATATAAGTCATTTCGCCACAGGGTACAGGGCAGGGATACGTTTCTGTTGTGCTCAAATCAACCTCAGAATAGCCAACTTCTTTCCATGCTCCGGCCTGTACCCATGATATGACAGGGACTAACGTTATTTGTTTATTAGTGATTGAAACATCAGGTTTTTTTGTGATGTTCGTTGTCTGGTGTTCTTGATCAAGCCATCCGACAGGCAGGTCGAAACATTTTTCGATGTGCCGTGCCATGCTGTCACCGATATTTTTAGTAGCGCCATCCCCCATAAACCTGCTGGTCTGGGTAGGCTCGCGATCAATCATGGTGGCAAAGGATGAATTTCCGCCAACACCATCTCTCAGTTTTCTGGCGTTAGACCGCCGGATGTCATGGATTGTTTTCATAACGAAATTAAAACCTTTGTACCGATAAGGTACAAGTATCTTGAAGGTTCATTTTAATCATGTAATATGTATACTGGAGGTACATGTTGTATGAAAGCGTATTGGGACTCTTTAACCAAAGAACAGCAGGGCGAGTTGGCCGGAAAAGTTGGCTCAACACCAGGCTACTTACGGATGGTTTTCAATGGTTATAAAAAAGCCAGTTTTATGCTGGCTAAAAAACTTGAGCAATGCACGTCAGGTGCAATTACGAAATCTGACTTAAGACCGGATATCTATCCGAAAGATTAACAGAACACCTTCAATTTTTAACCACAGAACGATGAGGCTAACCGTGGGTAAGCATCACTGGAAAGTAGAAAAACAGCCTGAGTGGTACGTGAAAGCTGTCAGAAAAACTATCGCGGCGTTGCCGGGGGGTTACGCTGAAGCTGCTGAGTGGCTGGATGTAACAGAGAACGCTTTATTCAACCGCCTTCGTGCAGATGGCGATCAGATTTTCCCGCTGGGATGGGCAATGATTTTACAGCGCGCGGCTGGCACTCACTACATTGCGGATGCTGTCGCACAGTCTGCTGGTGGGGTGTTTGTATCGCTTCCTGAAATTGAGGAAGTAGAGAACGCCGATATAAACCAGCGCCTGCTGGAAGTCATCGAACAGATCGGGAGTTACTCAAAGCAGATTCGTTCGGCAATCGAAGATGGGGTAGTGGAGCCACACGAGCAGACAGCAATTAATGATGAGTTGTATCTGTCGATTTCGAAGCTCCAGGAGCATGCGGCACTGGTCTACAAAATTTTCTGCGCTCCAGAAAAGAGTGACGCCCGCGAGTGTGCAGCTCCGGGCGTCGTGGCGTTTTGTGTCTGTGGAGAAACTAACGCATGAACAGTTTAACGGCAAATAACCGTTTGTCGCAACAGCTGGTGGTCAGCGTCGCTGAACACCTGTTGTTACGGCATGAATGCAGATTACCAAATCACCTGGCTGTAAGTAACCACAGAGAACTTTACCTGACTGTGGGGGGCGAGTTGTGCAGGAACTTAACCGCTGGTTTCGTGACGGAAGAGGGCTTTATGTCCATGTTATTCGTTGGGAGCCAGAAACACAGCGCGTTATCTATCTTCGCAAAGACTACCCGCATGAGTGCTTTAGTCCTTTGTGGAAATTCAGGCGTGATTTTGTTGAGTGTGAAGGACCACCAGCACATTGATTCTGCCATTCCGGGACGTTACACTGTTCAGGCACCTTATAAAGCGGGTGTCGGGATTGGCGTCCTGGAATTGCATACGGCGACAATTGGCGCGTTAGCGTCTTTTTTGTTGCTACAACTCAGCTATACCCAAATTATGGTGGGCTGGGTGGGGGCACCGAAAGGTGCGCCGGTTTCCGTATGCGCCGGTTACGCCAACCCTGCTCAGTTCACCACCAGCGAAATTGGCGTTTCCGGTGGTGGAAGTTATCCATTGCATACGGAGGCTGCCATCATGGCTACTGTCCCAGCCCTCTCTCGTCTGAATGATGAAGACTTACATAAACTCAGTTATGTAACAACTGCACTACGTGCTCTGCGCAAGGTAACTCTTTCGGATCCGCAGGCGCATCAAGTTCTGGTAGAAACCCTTCTTAACTTGCAGGCTGAACGTATTCGTCTGGCGGATAAGGCTAATTTTCATATTCACTGTCTCCTGAATATCAGCGGAGGGCATCGTCATGCTTAATCCGTTGATCCTCAATATTTGCCGTTTGCTTCAGCGTAAAAAAACATCAATTCCTACAGTTGGGCAGTGGTACACCACACCTGCAGGGCATGTTCTACGTGTTAGCCTGGTTGACCGTGAATGTCAGAAGGTGATTTGTGAACCGCTGGGCCGTAATTACCGCATCAGTATGCCGCTTATAGCCTTTTGCTCCGGAAAAAACATGAAGCATCTCGGAGGTGCAGCATGAGTATGGAGCTGATGGTTAAAGCGATGAAAATTCGAGTGGGTAATCCATTGCGAAAACTGGTTCTGATCAAGCTGGCTGATAATGCCAGCGATCAGGGGGAGTGCTGGCCCAGCTACCAGCATATTGCTGACCAGTGCGAGATTAGCAAACGTTCTGTGATGAATCATATTGCGGCCCTTTGTGAGTCCGGGCTGGTAAAAAAAGTCACCCGGAAAGGTGAAAAAGGTAACTCAAGTAATATCTATCTCCTTCATCTTGATGGTGCAGGAGATTCACTAGGGGGTAGTGCAAATAATTCACTATCTGGTGCAGCAAATTCACCAGGTAGTGCAGGAGTTGCACCAGGGGGTAGTGCAGGAGATTCACCCAGAACCAGTCACTCTTTTGAACCAGTCAAAGAATCAGTCAATGAACCAATAGCTGTTGGTGCATCTGCTGATGAGTCTGTGCGAGTTCGTTCAAACCGACCGGAATACTCTCCGGAGTTTGAGCAGGCATGGCTGGCATATCCCAAACGTGCTGGTGGCAATTCAAAATCAGCATCCTTCAAAGCCTGGAAAGCCCGTTTGAACGAGGGGGTAAACCCCGAAACCATGCTGGAAGGTGTGAAACGCTACGCGGGCTGGGTATCTGCGATGGGCAATAGCGGCACACAATTTGTGAAACAGGCTGTCACGTTCTTTGGTCCGGATCGTCATTTCGAAGAATCCTGGGAAGTTCCTGCGGTATCTGCAGCCAGACGTGAGGACCCGTACTTCAAAGCCAGTTACGACAACGTGGACTACAGCCAGATCCCGGCAGGATTCAGGGGGTGATCATGAGTCTTTTGAATGAAGTTCAGAAATTCATTGAAGCCCATCCGGGGTGTACTTCCGGAGACATTGCGGATGCTTTTGCAGGTTACTCACGGCAGCGCGTTCTGCAGTCAGCAAGCAAGTTACGTCAGAGTGGGCGTGTGGCTCACCGTTGTGAAGGGGATACACGCAGACATTTCCCGCGCCAGACAAAGATATCGCCGGAGGCGGAACGGCAACCAGTTCGTGAAACCAGACCTGTGCGCAATTTCTATGTCGGCACTAACGACCCGCGGGAGATTTTATGCCTGACCCGCCAGGCTGAAGAACTGGAGTCCAGGGGCTTATACCGTCGTGCTGCAACGGTGTGGATGGCGGCATTCCGTGAAAGCCACTCCCAGCCAGAACGAAACAATTTTCTGGCGCGTCGTGAGCAGTGTTTACGGAAAAGCAGCAAGCGCGCTGTATCGGGTGATGAGTGGTATCTGTCAGGGAATTACGTGGGGGCTTAATGAGTAATAAATATTGCCAGGAGCTGGTGGAACTGCGGAACAAACCAGCCCATGAACTGAAGGAAGTGGGCGATCAGTGGCGCACGCCGGACAACATTTTCTGGGGAATTAACACCCTGTTTGGTCCGTTTGTTCTGGATCTGTTCACTGACGGTGATAACGCCAAATGTGCTGCGTATTACACGGCGGAAGACAACGCGCTGGCGCATGACTGGTCAGAACGCCTTGCGGAGCTTAAAGGTGCTGCCTTTGGAAATCCCCCATACAGCCGCGCCAGTCAGCATGAGGGGCAATACATCACCGGCATGCGTTACATCATGAAGCATGCCAGTGCCATGCGTGATAAGGGCGGGCGCTATGTTTTCCTGATCAAAGCTGCCACCAGCGAAGTGTGGTGGCCGGAAGATGCAGATCATATTGCTTTTATTCGCGGGCGTATTGGTTTTGAACTGCCTGCCTGGTTTATCCCGAAGGATGAGAAGCAGGTGCCGACAGGCGCTTTCTTCGCTGGTGCTATTGCTGTTTTCGACAAGACCTGGAAGGGACCGGCAATCAGCTACATCGGGCGCGATGAACTTGAGGCATGTGGTGAGGCGTTTCTGGCGCAGGTTCGCCTGCAGGCGGAAAAGCTGGTCAGGGAGATGGCGGCATGACGACGTTAACTCAATGCCAGCAGCAGGTGCTGGATATGCTGATTTCTTATCAGAAAGAGCGTGGCTTCCCGCCAACCAATCAGGAGGTGACAACCATGCTGGGATACCGTTCGGTGAATGCAGCGGTGGAGCATCTTCGCGCACTGGAGAAAAAAGGCGTCATCACGATAAAGCGTGGTGTGGCCCGGGGGATCACGCTTCATACCGCGGTGAAGGACGACGACAGCGAGGCGGTCGGGATTATCCGCTCACTGCTTGCCGGTGAGGAAAACGCAAGGCTGCGTGCAACTCACTGGTTACATGAGAGAGGCCTGAAAGTATGAAGCTGATCCTGCCTTTCCCGCCCAGCGTGAACACCTACTGGCGACACCCCAACAAAGGGGCATTTGCTGGTAAGAGCCTGATAAGCGCGGCGGGGCGAAAATTTCAGAGCGCGGCGTGCGCAGCAATAGTTGAGCAGTTACGTCGTCTGCCAAAACCAACGTCGGCACCTGCTTCAGTGGAGATCGTGTTGTTTCCTCCGGATAACCGGATCCGCGATCTGGACAACTATAACAAGGCGCTGTTTGACGCCCTGACCCACGCGGGTGTGTGGGAAGACGACAGACAGGTGAAAAGAATGCTGGTGGAGTGGGGACCGGTTATCCCGAAAGGGAAGGTCGAGATCACTATCAGTAAGTATGAGAAACCGGCGGGTGCAGCCGCCTGATTAAGAGGAGAAACGAAGTATGAATAATCTGATGGTTATTGATGGTATTGAAGTTCGTCGTGATGCTTATGGGCGTTACAGCCTGAACGATCTGCACAGGGCAGCCGGGGGAGAACAAAAAAACCGCCCGAAATACTGGCTCTCCAATAAGCAAACCTGTGAATTGATTGAACAACTTTTCACCGAGGGTGGAATTCCGCCTCTGGAACAAAATCAACCAGTTAGCGTCATTAATGGCGGAAATAACCAGGGGACGTATGTCTGCAAAGAACTGGTGTATGCCTATGCAATGTGGATCAGCCCGTCATTCCATCTGAAGGTGATCCGTACTTTCGATATGGTAACCAGCGCACCGGAAAAATTATCCGGGCAGGCTGCTGACAAGATGCAGGCTGGCGTGATCCTGCTGGACTTTATGCGCCGGGAGTTAAATCTGTCTAACTCATCAGTGCTTGGTGCCTGTCAGAAACTTCAGGAGGCTGTTGGCTTACCGAATCTGGCACCGCGCTATGCCATTGATGCTCCTGCTGACGCGCCTGATGGCTCAAGTCGCCCCACGCTGTCGCTGAGTGCACTGCTGAAACAGTATGGTATCCGCCTGACGGCTAATCAGGCATATCACCAGATGGTGAAGCTGGGGATCGTCGAGCAGCGCGAACGATACAGCCGTACCGCGATTAACAACATCAAAAAATTCTGGTCACTGACAGCGAAAGGCTGCATGTTCGGCAAGAACATCACCAGTCCCGCAAATCCGCGCGAGACGCAGCCGCATTTCTTCGAATCCCGATTCCCTGAGCTGTTAAAGCTGCTCGATACCGTACATTGAGGTGACCGTGAGAGCACTACTGACCCCTGAAATTGCCCCGCGTATGGGGATCGTATTGTTCAGACCAGGTTCAGAGCTGATGCCCCTGTTTATGCAGGGGCGTGTCCTGCTGGAGCCTGAGCCGGAACGTTATTCATCTTTCGCCAGTGGTGCCGTTCCGGCGGCATCACAACCGCTGGCGGATGATCCTGCCGTTCGGGCCGTGTTCCGCAATGAGGCAGTTATTCGTCGTGCGGGTGGCGTGGAATGTCTTGAAAGCTGGTTACTTCGTGAAAAGGGCTGTCAGTGGCCTCATTCCGACTGGCACAGCGAGAACATGACCACAATGCGACACGCTCCGGGCGCAATCCGTCTGTGCTGGCACTGCGATAACCAGCTGCGCGATCAGTTCACGGAACGGCTGGAATCAATGGCAACGGATAACTGTGCCCGCTGGGTGTTGTCTGTTGTGCGTCGGGATCTCGGTTTTGATGACAGTCACGTTGTGACAATGCCGGAACTGTGCTGGTGGCTGATTCGTAATGACCTGGCGGATGCCTTACCGGAAAGTGCAGCCCGTAAGGCACTGAGATTACCAAAGCCTGTTGTGCCGTCTGTCACCCGGGAAAGTGACCTTGTGCCTTCGGTTCCTGCCACCAGCATCATCCAGGATAAAGCGAAAAAGGTGCTGGCGCTGAAAGTGGATCCGGAGTCGCCGGAGTCTTTTATGTTACGCCCAAAACGTCGCCGCTGGGTTAATGAAAAGTACACGCGCTGGGTTAAGACACAGCCGTGTGCATGTTGTGGAAAGCCCGCTGATGATCCCCACCACCTGATAGGTCACGGTCAGGGTGGAATGGGAACAAAAGCGCATGACCTTTTTGTGTTGCCTTTGTGCAGAAAGCATCACGACGAGCTGCATGCGGATACCGTGGCATTTGAAGAGAAGTATGGCTCCCAGCTGGAGCTGATATTTCGTTTTATCGATCGTGCGCTGGCAATTTGCGTGCTGGCCTGATTTTGTGGAGAAAGTTGATGCGTGATATGTATGAAGTTTTGGACCGCTGGGGGGCATGGGCTGCTGCAGAAAACAGTGGTGTGGACTGGCAACCGGTAGCCGCTGGCTTCAAGGGGCTTTTACCTCATGGCAGAAAGTCCCGGATTCAGTGCGATGATGATGAGGGCATCATAATAGACGGTTGTGTCTCTCGGTTGCGTAAATATAAACCGGAAGAGTATGAGCTGATCATTGCACACTTTGTTATTGGTATATCGCTTCGAACTATTGCGAAGAAGCGAAAGTGCTCTGATGGAACGATAAGGAAGGAGCTACAAACTGCAATAGGATTCGTTGAAGGGTGTATGTTGATTTTGTTTTGATATTCGCAGAAGCCGCTAATGCGGCTTCTAATTAAGAATTTATATTTCTTTTCTCTTCAAATAATTCTTTAATTTTTAATGGTATAAATGTTGATTGTATGAATGAAAAACATGTTAAGAACGAAATTAAATGTGCAATAGTGGTTTTGGTATAATCAAAATAAATACCGGAATGTGTTTTATCCTTGGATAAAAGATAAAAAACAAATATTAATGCAAGTGTAATTATATACATCAAAAATAAAGTGTAATATTTTACAAAGCGCATATAAAATCTAGTGTTTTGGTTTTCTTTTTCTAATGCATTAAGCGATTTAGATATTGATGAGTTTTCACCGGACATTGTGATAACTAACAATAAAAAACCAGATAGGATTGAGAAGACATTTGCAACAAGATTTAATGCATCATTATTATTTGTCAAACTATTCGTAAGATATTTGGAGAAAAGAAAGGAAGCCACAAAATTTCCTATGGTAACTGAAATACCTGTCCAGTTATAATCTTTAAGCATATGGCTCCCCTACAGTCTTTAGTTGCATTATAACACATTTGTGACAAAATGCTCTAAAATTTCATAAGCATATTTACTGGAAATTGTTTGTGATCCATATGGTAATGTGTAGTAAGTTTTTGTAAGTTTCATATCATCGCTAGTGATTTTCTCTCCTTTTTTAGTTTCAAAATAAAAGTCACTGTTTAAATCAGATAACCAGGGAGTCGGGTTACTTTCGATTGATGCAGCAACGGCAGGGTTACCTCTGGCATCAATAGTAAAATGACCACTTATTCCTGTTTGTTTTAATTTTGGTTCTTTTTTTACAAACGATGATAAGAAGTTAGGTTTTTTAACAAAATCTGACTCATGTACATTGAAATTCACATGTACAGCACGTAAACCATCATCTTTTACTTTTTGAATTACATTCTTCTTTAAAACAGCTGACGGTATTATATCTATACCGTAGCATTTGAATATTTTTGCTATTTTGACCTCACTCCAGTTGGTGGATATTTGAAGAAGTGAAGCAATCTGATTGCCTTTAACCATAAAAAAAGCATGGAGATTGTCAAAATTTTCAACATCTAACAAATCTTTAACATTGGGTTTGTTTGGGGTAATCGATACTTCTTCTTTAGGGTTGTACAAAGAAAAATGTAAGTAATGGATATTACCACTGGTCCTGAATTCTTTTAACTTTAAATGTCTGTTAGTTGATAATGTGATTACGGAGCCCTGTACAAGTTGTTTATTGGTTGATATTTGCTGAAATAAATTATTTTTCCCGTCAAGGTTTACATTAAAAGCCCTGACTTGGCATTTTTTTGTTAAGTTGCTGTTTTTAGTGTCAGAAAAGTTCATGGTTTCCCCTTGTTCGCTGTGTGCCCTTATTCTAAAAAAAAACTACTGCGTACGCAAAAACTATTGTATCGTGTTAAGAGTGGTTACTACGCCACACAGCTTAAACCTGCTGCCAAGCGGGGTTTTTTGTGTCCGAAAAGTGGTGCAGTACGTTAAATGTGTATGTTGTTTTTTTAATATTCAGAAATAATAAAAACACATGCGTATATTTACAAATATTGACATTGTTTTCTATTGAAAAAAGAACCGGCATTATTAATATTGGTTCCCGGTTCCGAAGGGGGTGTAAAGCGGGGTCATTTTTATTTCTCTTGAGGAACCAATGCCGACTTAGCTCAGCAGGCAGAGCAACTGACTTGTAATCAGTGGGTCACCAGTTCGATTCCGGTAGTCGGCACCATATGCGGGTATCGTATAATGGCTATTACCTTAGCCTTCCAAGCTGATGATGCGGGTTCGATTCCCGCTACCCGCTCCATAGTAGTAAGGCGAGATTGTATTAGGCACTGGCACATTATATGTGGGGATAGTTTTTGGCCTCTTCATTTACATTCCGTTCTGTAATGAGTGATACTAATTGCAGTCCAGTGCTATTTTTACACCATCAGAATGGTGCATTATAGGTAGAGATTTGTAATGTCTCTGGCTGGGACCGATAATGCATCATCCCGATGTTGTAAACATCACCCTATCATTGAGATTAATCGTATATTAAGCAAAACTTGGAAATACATCCTTAACCGCCTTCATCAGGCGGTTTTTTTATTTTTAATTCGCAAAAAAGAAAACATGGACACTGATAATGCCCGTGCGGTAATGCCATGCAAGTTAGCGATAAATATGGAATAAAAAAAGCGCGGCTGTCGGATTAACGCTGCGGGACAAACTCCTTGAAGAAGAATAAGTATCGGTCTCCTTCAGGGAGATGCGTTTATATTACTAAGCATTAAGAATGGTTTGAATTCTCAGATTAACCTTAATTCCAGATGAGATTTATTTCATTTTCTCCGGGCCACGTCCGGCACACATCACATCAGATAACACCGCACAAAAGGCATCTGCGGGTGCCTTTGACGGGGTGTTTTTTACGGGCCGCTGGTGGCCCTTTTTTATTTACAGGAGAAAAAGTATGTCTGAACCCTTATCCGGTTCCGGCACGGCTGCGGCGCTCGGCGGGGCGACGGTATTCGGGCTGTTTACCGGAACGGATTTCGGGATTGTGTTTGGTGCGTTCGCCGGGGCGTTATTTGTGGCAACGATGCCGCAGGCGCTTTCAGCCTGGCGTGTGGCGGCGCATTTTCTGGTGTCGTTCATTATCGGCGTGCTGGGGGCAGAGGTTCTGGCATCCTGGCTGGTCAGGCACACAGAGTTTAACGGTGCACCTGTTGACGCATTGTGTGCAGTACTGGTGTCAGTGGTGTCGGTGAAGATTCTCTCGTTCATCCACCAGCAGGATATTGCATCGCTGGTGTCCGGCCTGTTCTCCCGCCTGCGGGGTGGAGGAGGCGGCAATGTTAAGTAACCTTCCCGGATTGCTGAATGTGGCGTTATGTACGGTTATCGTGCTGACGCTCTTTTTTTATCGTCGTCGTGATTCCAGACATAAACCGCTGGTGTCATGGCTGGCCTGGCTGCTGATGCTGCTGTATGCCTTTGTGAGATTCAGCCGCCGGAGCGAGAAAAATCTGGAGGGCGTCAAATCACAGCTGGTTGCTGTCGTTCGCCGTGCGCTGGAGCTGACGGAAGTTGATTTCGGTATTACGGAAGGCCTGCGCACAAAAGAGCGCCAGATACAACTGGTTGCGGAAGGGAAAAGCCAGACCATGAACAGCCGCCACCTGACCGGTGATGCGGTGGATGTTGTGGCCTACGTTGGCAACCAGGTGTCATGGGACTGGCCTCTGTACGAGAAAATCGCACAGGCATTTAATCAGGCTGCCGCAGAGCTGGGTATCGCCATTGAATGGGGCGGGGACTGGAGTTCTCTGAAAGACGGACCACATTTCCAGCTGAAGCGCTGACAGCAGGGGCTGATTATGAGCAGAGTTACTGCGATTATCTCCCCTCTGGTTTTCTGCATCATTGTCTGCCTGTCATTGGCTGTTAATCATTATCGTAATAATGCCATTACCTACAAAGCGCAGCGCGACAAAAATGCCAGAGAACTGAAACTGGCGAACGTGACAATTACTGACATGCATCAGCGCCAGCGTGATGCTGATGCACTCGATGCTAAATACACGAAGGAGTTAGCTGATGCGAAAGCTGAAAATGATGCTCTTCGGCGTAAGCTTGATAATGGTGGACGGATGCTCGTCAAAGGCAGATGTCCAGTGCCAGCCACAACAAAAGGCTCCGGCACCGCCAGCATGGGCAATGATGCCACCGTCGAACTCTCTCCAGTTGCTGGACGAAACGTTCTCGGTATCCGGGATGGAATCATCAGCGACCAAGCAGCCTTGAGAACGCTACAGGAGTACATCAGGACGCAATGTCTGAATTAACAGAGCCAGCTTAATTGCTGGCTGTTTGTGTGAGGATGGGATTGTGTGAATGTTCAGGTATTATTATATGAATTGCTGGATAAAATCGTTCGGTTTTGTATATCCGTCAAGAACTAGATCGTGATTCTCCCGATGAAGAACCAGTGTATCCATATAATCAGGTTTAAATCTCCAGCCGTTCATCTTTTTTGCAATTTTCGACAGACAGTGGTTATGCGTGAAAATTACAGTAATATTATCAGATTGTGATATTCCCAGTATGTTGTTAACTGCGCCATCATCACAGGTTGAAATATCAGGAATGGTTGCTGTTTTCCCACCCGAAAAAAAAGAGGCTGTCTGTATCGTTCGGACTGTATCTGTTGAATAGAGACCGTAGTCCGGAAACATTTTGCTGAATGCATTTCCATATTGTTGAGCTTTGTTGGCTCCATTTATTGTGATTCCATCACGTTCCGACAGGCATGTATTTGTGGAGCGATCACATCGTTCTCCATGTCTGATGAGAAAAATAATCTGATGCTTCTGGTTAATTTCAGTGATGTCATTCATATCAAGCCTGGCCGGAGTTCTTTTTATATATATGCTTGACAAGCAAACGAATATAACGAGTAAAGATATAATCAGAAATTTTATTATTGTGCGGCTGGGCATATAAATATCCTTATACAGGTGTGTGAAAAAGGACATTATTATTTGTAAATCTTATGTGATCCTTAAGGGGGGCTGACGTGGCGAAATGGGCACTGGTAGCGGTACCGGTGCCTTTTTTATTGATGGGATGCATTAGCTTGGATAAGGTGCTCCAGCTTTTCGATACAGCTTCTCAGGTCTGTGAAATTGTCGACGGTGTTCGGCAGTGTCTGCAGAACTGATTGCCTGTAAGAGCAGAATATTTTGCTGAAAAATGAAGGATACATCAGCGTCAGGAAAGCATGAAATTCTGTGTTTGTGGCTACTCAATAAAATAAATTCTTTCTGTCTCCGCGAATACTCAAATGTTGATCAGTGCCCGGTGCGGAGACGGGCTTCGATATCAGGAGGCGATGATGGAAAAAACAGAAAACAAACTGATTGTAATTGGTGCTGATGCTGCTCCGTTTAAGTTTGAGTCGTCTCAACTGGTGGAGATGCGCATCAGTGATGAATGGGGTGAGGTTAAAGCCCGCGCGCAGTGTGCGGATGGCGAAAACCAGTAGTTGATCCACTACAAAGCAGCTGATGGTCGCGCCACGACGGAGTGGTTTGGTGAGTCAATGCTGGAAGCAACAGAAGATGATCGTCATCCTGGTTGTCCGGTATTTGCCTGTATGAAATTACCGGAAGGCGCAGTTGTTACTGAGTAACAGGCATTACAGCAGCCCTTCAGTGTGAGGGGCTGCGATAATGCAGGTGTTAGAGTGTGTGCAAATGATAATTGCTCCCATTTTCACGGGTCCTTCCTGGGAATTTGGAATACCGAGGGGATACGGATGCGCAGAAATCGCCAAATTTTTGCATTTTCATCGTTCATCACCACCACTGTAATTTGTTGATAATGAAAGGTTAAAAAATAGCTGGTGTCGAAAATGCTTATTTTTTGTTCATCACTGGAGGGGTAAGTGGATAAGGAATTGAAACACCTTGTTCTTAATGTCAGCCAGTTAGCTGCGCTGTCGGGTGTGCACCGACAGACTGTCGCATCAAGAATCAAAAATATCCGAACAGCGGGTGGGCATGAGAGTAACCTCAAGCTGTATAAACTTACTGATATTCTGGCAGAATTAATGAAGTTGCCACCGCCTGTCGCTGAAGGAGAAATGGATCCCCATGACCGAAAAGCCTGGTATCAGTCAGAACGTGAGCGCCTGAAATTCGAACAGGAGGTCGGAGAACTGATCCCTGCGTCTGATGTCGCCCGTGAATTTGCTGAAATGGCAAAGGCTATGGTGCAGGTTCTGGAAACCCTCCCCGATATTCTTGAACGCGATTGCGCTCTTGAGCCTTCGGCTGTCATGCGGGTGCAAAGCATTATTGATGATCTGCGTGACGAAATTGCGCGGCGGGTGGCAGATGACAGCAAACAGGAAGATACAGAGGAGGAAAATCAGGAGGACGAATAATGCCTGTGCAGGCGACCGCCAGATCGTTGAAACTGGATACGGGCCAGTTAATTAAAGCGCCGCGCAGAATGCCTGTTGCCGAAGCGGTACAAAAATTTATGCGAGTCCCTACATCTGGTGGCAACTCTGTTCCGTGGGATCCGATGGTTGCACCGTATGTGATTGACCCCATGAACTGCCTGTCGTCCCGTGAGTTTGATGCGGTTGTTTTTGTTGGTCCTGCCCGTACGGGCAAGACTAACGGCCTGATTGATGGCTGGGTGGTTTATAACATTGTCTGCGATCCGTCTGACTTTTTGCTGGTGCAGATGACACAGGATAAGGCGCAGGAGCACTCCAAAAAGCGCCTGGCAAGAACATTTCGTTGCAGCCCGGAGGTCAGAAAACGCCTCAGCCCACGCCGTAACGATAACAACGTTCATGACAAATATTTTCTGTCGGGCAGCTTTCTGAAAATCGGCTGGCCTTCCATCAATGTCATGTCATCCTCTGATTTTAAATGTGTGGCGCTGACTGATTACGACCGATTTCCTGAAGATATCGATGGCGAAGGCGATGGTTTTTCCTTGGCTTCAAAACGTACCACCACATTTATGTCTGCAGGTATGACGCTGGTGGAGAGTTCCCCTGGACGTGAGATCACAAACAGCAAATGGCGCAGAACGTCACCGCATGAAGCCCCGCCCACAACGGGGATCCTTTCTCTGTATAACCGTGGCGATCGTCGTCGCTGGTACTGGCCCTGCCCGGATTGTGGTGATTATTTCCAGCCATCGATGGAGGCTATGACGGGATATCGTGACAATCCTGATCCTGTAAAAGCCAGTGAAGCGGCTCATATATTGTGTCCGCATTGTGGCAGCCCAATCACTGCAGATATGAAACGTGAGCTGAATGGTCGCGGTGTCTGGTTGCGTGAAGGAGAGCATATTGACAGAGAAGGGAATGTTACCGGAACGCCCCGTCATTCAAGGATTGCCAGCTTCTGGATGGAAGGCCCCGCGGCAGCCTATCAGACCTGGGCGCAACTGGTTTACAAACTACTGACTGCTGAGCAGGAATATGAAGCCACAGGCAGTGAGGAAACACTGAAGGCGGTGATTAACACCGACTGGGGATTACCTTATTTGCCTCGTTCCGCCATGGAGTTGCGCAGTGCAGATGTTCTGATGCAGCGGGCCGGGAATTACGGTAAGCGCCTGGTACCGCCGAAAGTGCGTTTTCTTATTGCGGCTGTGGACGTGCAGGGCGGGAAGAACCGACGGTTTGTGGTGCAGATTATTGGTTATGGCGAGGACGGCGAACGCTGGCTGGTGGACCGTTATAACATCCGACAGTCATTGCGCTGTGATGAAAATGGCGAAGCATTACCTGTGCATCCCGGGGCTTACCCTGAAGACTGGCAATTACTGGTCACCGATGTACTGGAGAAAACGTATCCGCTCCAGTCCGATCCGGCCCGCAGAATGCCTGTACTGGCAATGGCGGTGGACAGTGGTGGTGAGGACGGGGTGACGGATAACGCCTATAAATTCTGGCGAAAATGTCGTCAGGATGGACTGGGGCGACGGGTTTTTCTGGTAAAGGGAGACAGCACGAAACGCCAGAAAATTATCACCATCACGCACCCGGATAATACCGGGCGAAGCGATCGTCGTGCTGATGCTCAGGGGAAGGTGCCGGTATATCTCCTGCAGACAGACCTGCTGAAAGATCAACTAAGCAATAACCTGCAACGTGAAATGCCCGGACCAGGCTACATTCATTTTCCTGACTGGCTCGGGGAGTGGTTTTATGAAGAGTTGACCTACGAGGAACGCGGTGCTGACGGGAAATGGCGCAAGCCGGGAAAAGGGAATAACGAAGCATTTGACCTTTTTTGTTATGCCCATGCCGTCGCCATTCTGCGTGGCTATGAAAAAATCCGTGACTGGAGCAACCCTCCCCAGTGGGCAAGAGGGCAGGATGCTGATGCGGGTGCTTCGGCAGACAGACGTTCTTCCGGCGCAGAGGACAAGAAAAACGTTGCCGGAAGAGATGAGCGGCAAAAAGCAGCGTCGCCGGAAGCGTTATCCGGAAACTGGTTATCACTACCCCGAAACGGAGGATGGTTGTGAAAAAAGATGAGATTTTCCAGATGCTGGTTATCGTGCGTCAGGCATACAGGGATTCCCTGGATGGTAAAAGTGTGTCTTTTACCGGGGTGAATGGCAGGGCGATCACCAACCATGATCCTGTTGCATTGCGCAGGGAGCTTGAATACTGGGAAAAACGCTGGGCGGCAGCCTGCCAGCCCACAAGGAAACCGTACAAACTCGCCCGTTTCTCCTGAGGTTTTTTATGGGTTTTTTTGATAAAGCACTTGGCGCAATTGCGCCAGGGTGGGCGGTATCGCGCGCCAGAAACAAAACGCTGCTGAGAGCTTATGAGGCGGCGCAGCCTTCACGCCTGAATAAAGCCCGGCGCGAGAGTCGTTCTGCCGATACAGCGGTTTTTTCTGCCGGCACCTCGTTAAGGGAACAGGCCAGAGCACTGGATGAAGATCACGATATCGTGATTGGTCTGCTGGATAAGCTGGAAGAGCGGGTTATTGGTGCGCAGGGGATCCAGATTGAACCACAACCACTGAGAAGCGATGGCACCCTGCATGAATCGCTGGCAGAGCAGATCTCGGCATTGTGGTCTGAATGGTCTGTTCGCCCTGAGGTCACGGGGATGTTCACCCGCCCGGAGGCTGAACGGATGGCGTTGCGATCTGCTTTGCGCGATGGTGAGATGTTCGTACAACTGGTGCGTGGTCCTGTCGCCGGTCTGAATCATTCCACTATGGTGCCATTATCACTGGAGCTTCTCGAAGCAGATTTTGTTCCGGTCAGTCTGAACACGAACGCGGGGCAGCAAGTCCGTCAGGGCATTATTCTTAACAACTGGGGACGACCCGTAGGGTATCGGGTTTATAAATACCACCCTGCAAATATGCGCGGATTCAGCGCCGATCTCAAAACTGTTGAGGCAGACAGCATGTTGCATCTGGCGATGCGGAAGCGCCTGCATCAGGTGAGAGGTGTCAGTCTGTTACATGGCGTGATTCGCCGGATTGCTGATCTGAAAGATTACGAAGAATCAGAGCGTGTGGCTGCCCGTATTGCTGCCGCGCTTGGCTTCTACATTAAACGCGGTGATGCGGCCAGCTTTCCGACGGATAACGACTGGACACCTCCAGAACAAAAAAACCGGTATTTTGATATTTCGCCGGGCATGATTTTTGACGAACTGGCCCCCGGTGAAGATCTGGGAATGGTGGAGTCTAACCGCCCGAACGTTCATCTTTATGAATTCCGTAACGGTCAGTTGCGTGCTGTGGCTGCCGGAACCCGCGGCAGCTATTCCAGTATTGCCCGTGACTATAACGGCTCCTACAGTTCGCAGCGCCAGGAACTGGTGGAAGGTTACGAAGGCTACGGGGTTTTACAGCAGTGGTTTGTCGGTCAGTACAGCCGCCCGGTGTACCGGGCATGGCTGGAGCAGGCAAAGCCTTTTCTTGATATTCCTCCTGATGTTGATATGTCCACGCTTTTCAATGCCACTTATCTTGGTCCGGTGATGCCGTGGATTGATCCGGTGAAGGAGGCTGCAGCATGGCGGGCCATTCTTCGCGGTGGTGCCGGGACGGAGGCCGAGTGGATACGTGCCCGAGGGCAGTCACCGCAGGAGGTCAAACGTCAGCGACTGCGTGAAACTGAATTTAACCGGGAAAACGGGCTGGTGTTCGATTCTGACGCCGCTAACGATAAAGGAGTGATCCCTGATGCAGCAAATGATAAACCCGCGTCTTCGCGGGACGATGATTAATCCCCGCGCCAGCCTTGCGGGGGTGGATGCCGCTAATGGTCAGTGCTGGTATGAAATCCGTGCACAGACTGTCGGGCGGGTGGAAATTTACCTCTATGACGTGATTGGCGGATGGGGCATCACTGCGCAGCAGTTTATTGCTGACTGTAAGGATGCGGGGGTGTTTGAGGCCAGCGCCATTGATCTGCATATCCACAGCCCGGGCGGTGATGTGATGCAGGGCTTTGCCATCTTTAACACGCTGTCACGCCTGAAAGCGAAGGTGGATATCTGGGTGGACGGTGTTGCTGCCAGCATGGCCTCCATGATTGTCTGCCTGCCTGGCGCCACAGTGCATATGCCTGAAAATTCCTGGCTGATGATCCACAAGCCGTGGGGCGGGATCGCCGGTGATTCTGATGATATGCGTGATTATGCCGACTGGCTGGATCGCAATGAGGCGCTGATGCTGTCAGCCTACATGAATAAAACCGGACTCGGGCAGGAGGAGCTGGAAGCCATGCTGAAAGCAGAAACCTGGCTGAACGGTGCTGAAGCCGTGGAAAAAGGCTTCGCTGATACGCTTGAACCTGAATTACAGGCTGTGGCCTGTGTGAACCAAAATAAACTGAAGGATTATCATAATATGCCAGAACAGCTTAACGCGCTTTTTGCTCCGCGTGCGGAAACGACGAACGGACAGCCGCAGGAGCCGAAAGCAACCCCGCAAAATGCGCAACAGATTGCTGCTCAGCAGGCACCATCAACCGGAAATGTGGATATCAGCGCAATTGCTTCGCAGGTTCAGCAACAACTGATGGCAGCCAATGCGGAACGTGTGCAGGCTGTAACCGCAGTTTTTGCCTCTTTCCCGTCTTATGCCGCACTGAAAGCGGAGTGTCTGAACGACATGACCTGTACGGAAGCACAGGCCCGTGAAAAACTGTTGCAGGCGCTGGCAGCCGGAACGACACCAAGTGCAGGCCCGGGCGCTGTTCATATTCATGCCGGGAACGGTAATCTGGTCGGCGATTCCATTCGTGCGGCTGTGATGGCACGCGCCGGATATGCCGAAGCAGAAAAAGATAATGCTTATAACGGTTTTACACTGCGCGAGCTGGCGCGTGCTTCGCTGGTTGATCGCGGTATCGGTATCTCCGGTCATTCCGCACCGATGGCGATGGTTGGGCTGGCATTTACTCACAGCAGCAGCGATTTCGGCAATATCCTGATGGATGTGGCTCATAAAGCTGCGTTGCAGGGCTGGGATGATGCCAGCGAAAATTTTGACAAATGGACCCGCAAGGGAACGCTGACTGATTTTAAAACCGCGCATCGTGTCGGGCTGGAAACTTTCCCGACGCTACGAAAAGTATTGCCGGGGGCTGAATATAAATATGTGACCCTGAAAGATCGTGGCGAACCGATTGCACTGGCGACGTATGGCGAATTGTTCAGCATTGATCGCCAGACCATCATCAATGATGACCTGGATATGCTGACCCGTATTCCGATGGCAATGGGGGCTGCTGCGCGGACTACCGTGGGTGATCTGGTCTGGGCCGTGCTGACCAGCAATCCGAAAATGTCGGATGGCAAACCGCTGTTCCATGCAGATCATGGCAACCTGGTGACTGCAGATTTGTCTATTGAGGGGCTGGATTCCGGGCGTAAAGCTATGCTGCTCCAGAAATCGGGTGACCGTCGCCTGAACATTCGTCCTGCTTTTATGTTGACGCCTGTTGCCATTGAGTCGCGTGCCAATCAGTTGATTAAGTCTGCCAGCGTGCCCGGTGCAGATGCGAACAGCGGCATTATTAACCCGATTCAGAATTTTGCCACGGTTCTGTCAGAGGCCCGTCTTGATGACAGCAGCCCGACGGATTATTACCTGGTGGCAGCGCAGGGGCGTGACACGATTGAAGTGGCTTACCTCGACGGTATTGATATGCCGTATCTGGAGCAGCAACAGGGCTTTACGGTTGATGGTGCAGCATTCAAGGTGCGCATTGATGCCGGAGTGGCACCGCTTGACTGGCGTGGCATGGTCAAAGTGAAAAAACAGTAAATAACCGCCGGACAGGGCGGTTTTTTTATGGCTGAAGCGGCGTACCAGGCGCCGCATTTACCGGAGAAGAAAATGTCAAAAAATTTTGTTCAGGACGGAAAAAACGTCGACTGGCTGAATGGGACCGGAAAGGTGGTGTCATCTGGCTATCTGGTTGTTCAGGATAATCTTGTTGGTGTTGCTCATGCTGATATTCCGGACGGGGATGTGGGCATTCTGCATACGGTGGGGGTTTTTTCTTTGCCTAAAGAGGCAGAGGCACTGACGCAAGGCAAGCTGGTGTATTTCAAAGCAGATACGGCAACACTGACGGCAACGAAATCAGGTAATACGCTGGTGGGAACAGTATGGGCATCGGCTGAAGCCGGAGATGCCTGTGTTTGTGTGCGTCTGGGGTACTGATGCATCGATTTTATAAACGGCTGATGCGGGCAGATGCCCGCATTTCCCGGCTTTTTTCCGAGGAGTGTCCGGCGATACTGTCTATTGGCAGCGAGCGTCGCCCTGTTATGGTGATTTTTGAATCTCCGGATGCGCCGGTTCGTGTCCCGGGTGGTGGAGAAATTAACGATCAGGCTCCGGCATTCAGCGCACTGACAGAGGATATTAAGGGGCTCAGCACAAACTGTGCAGTGGAGCTGAACCACGAATTTTACCGCGTCACGCATATTGGTGCGGATGAAATGGGGCGCACACGCGTAACGCTCGGGCGAGGACGGGGGACGTCGTTACCGTCCATCGAATGGAGTAAAAAATAAACTTCATAAGGAGATATCGCAATGGCGCGGGCATCACGCATCCGGAGAAATCTGTTATTTGATATCGACGTCGAAGAATTGTGGGATATTGCGGCGCAGGCTGGCGCAACGCAGCACCAGTTTCGTCTGGCCTATTCCCGCGCACTGAAGCGAACGGCATCAAAAATGCGCATGAAGGCGCTTGCGGAACTGAAAACCGGTCTGGCGCCCCGCAAAATGGACATGCTGCGCAGGCGTCTTTTTTCCACTCGCATTACCCGGGGTAATGCAATGGATGAAGCCCGTTTCTGGTTTGGTCTTAATGCGATCAAGATAAAGGATCTACGCGGACGCATTCGTGGACGACGTGTTCGTCATCATGATCTCCGTGATCCGGTAACCGGGCGGTTTATCAAAGAGAACCGTGCCCGACGGCGTCGCCGCAAAGCCAGCGATCCCGTTTTTGAGCCCAACGGTTCGTTTTTATCTCCTGCCACGTATGAAAACGGGCTGGTGATACGCAGCCGTAAAGAGAACCGACGAACGATCATCATCAAAAATCCGGAGACGGGGCGCGTCCGTGAAGCCGAGGCCAACATTTACGCCCGCACGATGGATTACGTGGAGGATGTGGCTTTTGCGGAGTGCCTGGAGATTTTTATGAAAGAGTTCGAATCAGACATCCGGCGACGCGCGAAGTACGGCATTACCGTGACCCCCCGATAAAAAACGTGAGGATGTAATGGCTGAACCCTTATGCATGGCATCCTGGCACACTGCTGTGCTGGATGCCCTGAAAAAACTTAAATGGATCAATGATGCGGACACCTATCCGGAACGGGTCACGCAGCTGGTCACTCCGGCGGTGTTTCTGGCGGTCGATGGCTGGGATGCGAAAAGCAATGCAGACGGGCAGATGACGGTGGTGTTGTCTGCCGCGTTGTGGGTACTGGTTGACCGTGCCGGTGAGCCGGAAGAAGAAAAAAAAGAAGAACGCAAGGCGATAAAGCCGGATATTTTTATCCGTTCGGCAGCCGCCGATCTGACGCATTGGCTCGACGGGCAGACGTTCGGACTGGCAAATGTGGAGCCTGCCATTTTTATATCAGCGGACGCAGATGAAACCGATCCGCGCCTGGATGATTATCTGGTCTGGCAGATTTTATTTAACCAGACGGTGACGTTTGGTATGGATCCCTTTGCCACGGATAACCTGCCGCTACAGCGGGCCTGGCTGGGCGTGGCACCGGAGATCGGGCGACAGCATGTGGATGATTACCGGCTGATTTTTGAGGGAAAGCCACGTGAATGAGGTTCTGGGGGATTTACAGCGTCGCCTGGCAAATATGGTCCGGCGTGGGGTGATCCACTCGGTGCGGCTGGACGGTGGTTTTCCGGAATGCCGCGTGGATCTGGGGGATATTGTGACCACCTGGCTGCCATTGTGTCAGGGTTTTGCCGGAAAAAACCGGGCAGATTTTGAGCCGTTTGCTGTGGGCGATGCGGTCACGGTACTGTCAGAGGCCGGGGAGCTGAATAACGGTCGTGTTTTTCCCGGCTGGAACACCGGTGCGGCACCGGCTCCGCAGGGCAGCGACAGTGAGCACATCACCCGTTACGGAGATGGTACTGAAATTTGCTATAACCGGGAGACGCACTCACTGACCATTATTCTGGCGGAAGGGGGCACCTATGCCATTACCGGGAATGGTGTGCTTGACGGAAACGTCGTGATTTCAGAAAACCTGATCGTGAACGGACGCACGATGGTTGAAGGTGAAGTGGTGGTGAAAAGTGATTTTTATGCAAAAGGCGAGGTGACGGATAAATCCGGCAGCATGAGCCGGATCCGGAAAACGTTTAATGGACACGACCATCCCGGAGACAGTGGGGGAACCACGAAAATACCGAATCAGAAAATGTGACCTGCTGCGGCAGGTTTTTTTATGTCCGGAGAATGCAAATGGGGCAATTACATGGTGTGGAAACCATCGAGCTGACGACAGGCACGGTGGCAGTAACCACAATAGAGACAGCCATTATTGGTGTGGTGGGAACCGCACCGCAGGCTGCCGGGGCTGTTGCAGCAACACTGACAGCGGGAACGCCGCTGCTGGGTAATGAGCTGACCTTTACGGCAAAAGTGGGGGGACGGAGCGGAAATACCATTACCGTTATTGCTGAACAGGCTTTACAGGCAGCAAAAGAAAAAAGTGCGGGTGCGGTTCCCACGTCAGCAAAATGGGAAAACGGAAGTCTGTTGATTTGGCTTGGATGCAGTGAAGAGGGGGCTGGTAATGCCACCGTCAGTGATGTTGTGACGGCAGTGAATGGTGCGGCGGGGGCCGGGGTGATTGCCTCCGGTAGTGGTGACGGTGTTGTGTCGCCGTTTTCCGGCACACTGAGTGGTGGCGAAGATGAACCGTTTCCGCTGAATACGCCAGTGACGATGGCGGGGACAACGGCGCTTTCACGTCTGGGGAGCGCCGGAACACTGAAGCAGGCGCTGACGGAGATTAACGACCAGCGTAACGCGCTGTCGGTGATCGTCCGGGTGGAAGAAAAAACGAATCCGGAAGAGCAGCGTGCTGCCATTCTTGCGGGGATCAGCGTGCTGTCATCGGCAAAATCCGTCACCACGTATCAGCCACGTATTGTGATCGCACCAGGATTCAGTGAAGACGATGCGGTGGGTAAGGCACTGGAAACTGTGGCCGGAAAACTGCGTGCAGTGGCGTACGTGGATTGTACTGCGGGCGCGACACTGCAGGATGTGGTGCAGCGTCGCCAGTCTTACGGTGCCCGGACTGAATTACTGCGTCCGCGTGTGCAGGTCAGTAATGCAGAGGGGCAGCTGGTGTATCGCCCGTATTCAGCGTTTGCTGCCGGACTGCGTGCCCGTATTGACTATGAAAAAGGGTGGTGGTGGAGCAAATCAAACCAGGAGGTTTACAACATCCTCGGTGTTGAGAAGGTGGATGAATTTATCCTCGGTGAGCGCAACTGCGATGCCAACCTGCTTAATATGCAGAATATCTCCACCCTGATCCGCCGTGCCGGATTTAAACACTGGGGAAACCGGCTGTGCTCGTCCCATCCCCAGTGGCATTTTGAGTCCGTCCGCCGTACTGCGGATGTGATTGAAGACAGTATCCAGGAGGCGATGCTGGCATATGTTGACCGCCCGCTCGATCGCCAGAATGCGGATGACATTATCGGCACCATTAATGCGTATATGCGTCGTCTGGTGGCAGAAGGTGCCATCTTCGGGGGGCGGGCCTGGCTGGATCCGGAACTGAATACCGCTGAAACGCTGGCAGCCGGTGAACTGTACATCAACTATGACTTCGGCCCCAAATCGCCGACGGAACTTATCAGCATGCGGGTGAGCGTCAACAACGAATACGGCATTAAGGAGATGACGGCAACATGAGCAGCAAAAACACATTACGCGCCTGGACTTTTTTCCGCCAGGGGGTCCGTATTCAGGGAGCGCATGAATTCACGCCACCCACGCTGTCCATTACCACCACCGATTTACGCACCGGGGCACAGGATGCGCCAACCCCGGTTGACGACGGCATGGAGGCGCTGACCTGCCAGATTAAGTTTTATGGTCTGGATACAGATATGCTGTCCAGTCTCGGATTTGTCAGTGGCAATCGCTCCCGCTTCACGGCCTATCAGGGGTATCTGGCGAACGGCACCGCGCTGGGGACCACTGAAGAAATCGAAGGGTTTGTGAAAACGGTGACGCCGGATGCGCGCGGAAACAGCAGCCTGTCAGAAAATGCAGTGACTGTGGAAATCGCGGTGAATTATTACCGTCAGACACTGGAGGGGATCGAGCTCATTATGATTGATACCGAGCGTTTTGAACGCCGGATCAACGGCGTGAATGTACTTGCCGGCCTGTCGGCAAAAGTGCGTCTCTGATCACTGATTAACGCATAACGGCCTGCGGGCCGTTTTTTTAAGGAGCAGATTATGAATATTCCGGGCGAAACCCGCACCATCACACTGTACACGCCGGTCACTCTGGGGGGCGGGGCTGTGCTGGAATGCATCACCATGCGCGAACCGCTGGTGCGCGATCGCATTGCCTTCACCAAAGACCGGGGAACAGAAGAGGAAAAAGAGGCGCGTATGATTGCGCAGCTTTGTAATCTGAGTGAGCAGGATATCTGGCTGCTGACCGCAGCGGATTATGCCCAGCTGACGGATGCCTTTAATGTTTTTATGCTGCCACCCGGGAAGCGACCGAAACCGAAATCTTCAGAGGGTTAAGGTTTCTCGGGCGGCGGCTGCATTTTCCTCTTTCTGATTATCTGTCCATGCCGTTCAGTGTGTTTACGGCATTTTTACTGGATGAAGTGGAGGCAGTAAAACGTGGGAAGCGTAAGCCAGAATCTTAAGGCCACCGTGTCGTTCGGGGGCAAACTGGACAGTTCGTGGCGTCGTTCGGCGACGGATCTGCGAAAAAATCTGCAGGATGTGGAGCAGCAGGCTGCACGTTTGCGTAAGGAGCAGGCAGAGCTGGCAGCAGAAATGAAACGGGCGGCGCTGGCAGGGAAACGTTTTAAGTCGATGGAGGATGAATACGCCCGGCTCACGGCTGAAATTAAGAAAGCGGATACGGCCCAGAAAAAACTGAACCGGAGCCTTGAGCGTCGTGATCGGCTCGGACGTTTTATGGGGAAGGGAAAAAGCCTGCTTGCCGGAACCGGTAAATTTGCCTGGAATGCCGGTCTGGCGATGGGGGGCGGTGCCGTGACCACGGCACTTGGTGCGCTGATTGCTCCGGCTGCCATGAATGCGCAGACGGCTGAAACAGCGGGTAAAGCGACTGCGTATGGCGTGGATACCCGCTCGTACATGAACTGGGACGCCCTGGCAAAACAGTACGATATGACTGGCGATAATATCGGGGATCTGTTTGAGGAATACCTGCATAAGGCCGGGGAATATAAACAAAATGGCAAGCAGAGTTCTCTTTCTGACGCCTTTGAAACGCTGGGATTTAATGAGGGCGAGCTTGCCGGACTGAGTGATAAGGCGCAGTTCGAAAAAATTATCGACAGGGCGCTGTCACTGAAGGATGAATCAAAAGCATCGTTTGCGCTGGATGCGTTGTTTGGCGGTGAAGCCAGCAAGCTGCTGATGCTGATCAAACGCTCAGGAAAAAGTTTTCAGGAACTGCTGGCTGAGCAGGATAAATATAACCTGGTGACAAAAGAGGGTGTGGCTGGTGCACTTGCCGGAAACAAGGCTGTTTCTGATTTGCAGCAGGTTTTTTCTTCTGCGGTTGCAGAAATTTCCGGACAACTGGGCGCAGAGCTGGCCCCCGCCATACAACAGACAGCGGGTGACCTGGCAGAGTGGTTTAAAGGAGGAGGCATTAAAAAGGTTGTGTCTTTTCTGAGGGACACTCTGTATCCGGCAGCCCTGAAGTTTGGCGAAGGTGTCATTTTTGTCGGAAAAATCATTTTTGCGGTAGCCAAAAAACTTGCCTGGTTATTACCGGATGAACAGGGCGATCAGAAGCAGATTCTGGAGTATGTCGGGCGTGGCGACATGACCGCTGCCCGGACAGTGGCCCGGAACAGCGGACAGGATGCGTGGCTTGACGGGCAACTGAAAAATAATCCGGATTTTGAAAAGAATATCCGTGAAAAATACAACGCCGCTAAGGGCTTTATGGGCATTGTAGATACGGATGCGTTTCATGAATCGGTGAACAGTTACCTCACGCCGGAAAAAAAGTTTGATTTTTCGTTGCCGGCAGCGCCGGCAGGATCCGCCGGAAAACATGATGATCCTTTTGCCAGTGCGGGGGCATGGCAGGCTGCCGTGCAGGCCATTCCTGTTGAGGGCGGACAGTTCGGCGCACAGCTGAATGACAACAGTGTGAAGAATTATAACTTCAACATTGTTGCGCAGCCCGGACAGAGCGAACAGGGTATTGCGGACGCCATTGCCGGAATGACGAAAAACAACCCAGCCTTCAGTGGTAATAATGCGTTGTGGGATGGAGGAAGTGTCTGGTGAGTGTGGGTTCGGTTATTGCTCTCGCTGAAGACAGCCTTCAGCGTGACAACAGTTATCTCCGTGGTGCTGCAGATGCCAGAGTCATGCTGATGCTGGGGGATTTCGCCTTTTCCGTGGATACCACGGCATATAACCAGCTGACCCGTGAGGCTGGGTGGACCTGGAGCGAGCAGGCGCGTATCGGGCTGCAGAGTCTGCTGCAGTACACCGGGAAAAACGGGCGAACCGTCCGCCTTGAAGGGGAATCGCACGCCTTTTTGGGGAAGTCGGGGACGGAGGCGGTGAACACGCTGTATGACCTGGCGAATAAGGCTGAGCCGCAACTGCTGGTCAGTGGAGAAGGTGATGTGCTGGGATGGTGGGTGGTGGAGCGTTTTTCTGATTCCACCGACCGCTTTTTACCTGGTGGTGGGCACCGTAACAAAAAGTGGAGTCTGGAGCTGAAACATTATGCCGACGATCTGGATAACCCGTGACGGGGATGTGCTTGATGCGATTTGCGCCACGCATTACGGCACGGAAAATCTGTCTGCCGTGCTCACTCTTGTGCTGGAGGCCAATCATGGGCTGGCAGAGAAGGGCGCGGTGTATCCTGCGGGGATCCACATTGTGTTGCCTGAAATCACACAACAGGTGTCTGAGTCGCCATACAGTCTGTGGGATTAAGGGAGGAGATGATGACGTCATTATCCGAACAGCTGCAGGCAATAAATGCCGCGTATCAGGAGTCCCTGAAAAGTGAGGAAAAACAGGAAACCATTGCCACGACCGTCCGGGAATTCTGCCCGGCGTATCGGGTGACAGCTGAAGGGCGGGATATCACGCGGGTGCTGGCCCGTTATCTTGTGGATATCACCCTGACGGATTACGGCGGAGCCACCGCCAAATCTGATGAACTGAAAATCACGCTGCTTTCTGAAACACTGCCCCTGCCGACAAAGGGGGCGCGTCTGCGGGTGGCGCTGGGGTTTAACGGTAATCTGGTGGACAAGGGCTGGTTTGTTGTGTGCGGCGTGAGCAGCAGCGGCCCGCCGCGGCAGATCGAGATTTATGCTACCGCTGCCCCCATGAATGCGGAAAAGCAGTCCGGTGATGTGCTGAATCAGAAAACACGAAGCTGGGATAATCTCACGCTGGGTGATTTGGTGAAAACCGTTGCCACGGAAAACGGACTGAAGGCCTGGGTGGCGGAGAAGCTGGCGAGGATCCGCATTACTCATGTGGATCAGGTGGCAGAATCGGATGCCAGCCTGTTGTCTCGCCTTGCCCGGACGTATAACGCCGTCAGTAAACCTGCCGGAGGTTACTGGTTGTTTCTGGAGCAGGGTGCCGGAACCACCGTATCGGGCGCACCCCTGAAGACCGTGACGCTGACACCTTCCGTTGTGTCATCCTGGAGTTATCAGGAAGGTGAACGGGGGAGCTCTAGCGGCGGTGGAGATAAAAAAAAGAAGAAAGAAAAAATCACGGTTCGTTATTTTGACAAGGCTGACGGGCGAACCAAAACAGCAACCGTGGAGCATGACGGCTCGTCTGTAACCAGTCCGTACACGCAGCCGGAAAAGGAAACGGCTGAACAACAGGCAAAATCGAAAAAAACACAGGCGCAACGTAACAGCCGGAAAATGACGCTGACAGGGCCGTGCCGTCCTTCATATGTTGCCATGACCGCCGAATCCGGCGTGGTGACATCCGGATTTGGTCAGCGGGAAGATCGCCGCTGGCTCGTGGAGTCACTGGCGTTTTCCCTCTCTTCTTCAGGCTTTACCTTCACGTTTAATCTGGTGGCTGAAATCAAAAACGCCAGTAAATCAGACAAAAAATCCGGTGATAAAACAGGGCCGGATTATTTTGGTACCGGATCAGGAAAAAAATAATCATGAATGGTGTGAACTGCCGGACAGGGAAGCGTCTGTCCGGTGCGGTGCATCTGCGCCAGTCAGTCAGCGATATTCTGAACACGCCAGTGGGAAGCCGTGTTCTGGTCAGGGATTACGGCAGCGATCTTTTTGAATTGCTGGACTCTCCCCGGGATGACCTGCTGAGGCTGCGCATAATTGCTGCCACGGCGACGGCGCTGGCACGCTGGGAGCCCCGGCTGAAAGTGTCAAAAGTGATCGTGACGTTTCCGGAAGATGAGGCCGGGTGCGTGGTGGATATCACGGGGACGAATACGGAAACCGGTACACAGGTATCAACAGGAGGAATAACCGTTTATGGCAGAAAGTTATGATGTGATTAATCTTTCGGATTTGCCCGTACCGGATGCCATCGTGGTGCCTGATGCGGCGGTGATTTTCGGGGCCTGGCTGGCACGTCTGCGCGAACTGGATCCTGAATTTGATGCACTGGTGGAATCCGACCCGGCTTACAAACAGGGCGAAGTGACAGCCTTTCAGCTTACCCTGGCTTTTCAGCGGGTGAATGATGCCGTGCGGGCTGTTTTTCTGGCAAGTGCACAGAAGGCCGATCTCGATCAGATTGGTGCGGCGTTCAATGTCGAACGTATGGTGGTTGTTCCGGCAAATCCGGATGCCGTGCCTCCGACGGATGCGATTATGGAAGAGGACGATGCTTTTCGCGAACGCATCCAGCTGTCCTGGTCGCAACTGAATACCGCAGGTGCCCGCAATGCCTATCGCTTTCATGCCCGTTCTGCTGATGAAGATGTCCTGGATGCTGATGCCTGTGGTCCGGAAGAACACGGGCGTGCGGGGGAGGTGGATGTCTACGTGTTGTCCCGTGAAGGAAATGGCACTGCCAGCGAGGCGTTGCTGGACGCGGTCAGTGCGCGGCTGAATGCTAATGAAATTCGTCCGCTGACGGATTTTGTGACGGTGAAAAGCGCCATTATTAATGACTATTCCGTGACGGCTGAGCTGGAAATACCGGACGGTCCGGATGCCGGTGAAGTGCTGGAGAATGCAAAAAACACGCTGCTGTCTTATACCCGGCTGGCAAACCGGATTAATGGCATGGTGCCGCTGTCCGCCATTTACGCCGCACTGCAACAGACCGGTGTGGCTCGGGTTATTCTGTCCAGCCCCCGGGCTGATATTGAACCGGCAACCGGTACGGCTCCCCGTTGTGCCGCTGTTAATGTGACGCGTAAAGAGGTGTGATGATGGCGGAGACATTTCGCTCACTTCTGCCGCCTTCCGCGGTCAGGCCGGAGCGGGCACAGGAGCAGGCCACAACAGAAAGCATCCTGACGCTTGATACGGATATGGTCAGAAAGGTGAAGGATCCGGATACCTGCCCGTTGCATCTGTTGCCGTGGCTGGCCTGGGAGTTTGCTGTGGATTTCTGGCAGGATGACTGGAGTGAAGAGCAGAAGCGGCAAATTTTACGTGATGCGGCATATGTGCATCAGCACCGGGGAACGGCGGGGGCAGTGCTGCGGGCGCTTGGTGCGGTTGGTGTTCCGGCGGCAATCAAAGAGTGGTGGCAGGATTCACCGCGCAAAAAACCGTACACCTTTCGTGTGGAGCTGTTTTTGCGGGAAGGCGCTGACAGTGTGCTTTACAGCCAGGTCAGGGCGCTGGTCATTAAGGCCAAGAATTTACGCAGCGGTCTGAGCACCATTGACGTAAATACGGATATCGGAAAGGAGAGCCAGTTTTATGTTGGTGGCGCGATGACTGCGCATATTGATGTGGTGATTGAGGCGGGAGAATAACGTGACCACGAAACATTGCAGTATTCTGACAAACAGGGGAAAGGCACTGGAGGCCGCGTCTGCGTCGGGTGGTGTGCCGGTGGTGCTGGACGGGTTTGTGGTGGGGGATGGAAACGGGCATGCCGTCACACCAGAGGCAGGGCAGACGGCTCTGGTCAGGGAAGTTTATCGTGGCACTATATCACGTCTGGCGGTCTCGCCTGATCAGGAAAACCAGTTTATTGCGTATCTTGCACTGCCGGAGGGTGTGGGGGGATTTACGGTCAGGGAAGCGGGGCTGCTGACCAGCGATGGTGAACTTTATGCCGTCGGAAGTTGTGCTGCCATTGAGAAACCGGAAAACGGTGTGACAGCCACACTGCAGTTCCGCCTGGCAGTGGCTGAAAGCGCGCAGGTTACACTGAAGGTGGCAACCGGAGATGGCCTGTTTCTGCGACAGGACAGGAATCTTTCGGATGTGGAAGACAGGGATGAGTCTGTTGAAAACCTCGGATTAAAACCCACGGTGGACAAGGCAAAAAATTCCGTTCAGCGTGATGGCGACAACATGACCGGGGAGCTGAAAATCCGTGGTGTTAATGCGCTGAGGATTTTCAACGACGCTTTTGGCCTGATTTTTCGTCGTTCGGAAGAGAGCCTGCATCTCATTCCCACCCAGGAAAACCAGGGTGAAAACGGCGATATTGGCCCACTGCGACCGTTCAGCATTAACCTGCGGACGGGTGAAATATCCATGTCGCATAAAGTGTCTGTTGGCGGCGGTTCGCAGGTCAATGGTGCACTTGGTATCGGAGTTCAGAACGCGCTGGGCGGAAACTCAATTGCTTTCGGGGATAACGATACCGGCCTGAAACAGAATGGTGACGGCCTGCTGGATGTTTATGCCAATGGTCAGCACGTATTCCGTTTTCAGAATGGCGCGTTACAAAGTAACCGGGCAGTGAATGTTTCAGGGCGGGTAACACCAACTGATTATGGCAATTTCGATGAACGCTACCAGACCAAAACAGGCGGCGTGCAGAATTTTCAGTACACCAGTGAGGTGTTTTACAACCCGGGAGGGAACGAGCTCAGCTGGACGTTCCGCGCACCGCCTGGCTGCACTCTGTCCGGTATTGTGGTTCAGGAAACCGGCAGTAGCTCTGCGGATAATATCGGTGGTGTGTATTACAAACAGGCCCAGATTTATATAAATGGCGCATGGCGCTCTGTATCAGGTTAATCAGGGAGAAAATAATGGAGCTCAGAAACGTTACGCGTTATTACCCTGAAGAAATGCCTTATGGTGAAGGCATTCAGTATTTCCGTAGTGAAGACGGACAGGATTTTTATGAATCACTGGATAAATTCACGAAGAAATACAAGCTGTGCACACATCCTGAAACCGGCGTTATTTATTCAATGGCGGAAGACGTATCCCGGCTTTATCCGGCAGGTTTCACCATTGTGGAAGTGGATGAACTACCGGATGGCTTTTGTATAGAAGCGCGCTGGTATTACAAAGACGGTGAAGTTCTTCCTGTTCCTGTTGACTACAGACAGCAGGCGGAGTCAGAGCGTGCACGTCTTACTGCGATTGCCGAACGGGAAATATCCGATAAGAAGACGGATTTACTTCTGGGAATCATCAGCGATGAAGAAAAAGAAAAGCTGAAAGCCTGGCGTATTTACGCAAAGGAGTTACAGGCGATGAATTTCAGTGCCGTCACTGATAAAGCCTCATATAACGCCATTGAATGGCCCGTCTCTCCGGAAACCCTTTCCTGATTTAATTTATCGCGAGAAAAACTATGGTAGTGATATCAGGTGCGCTGATAGATGGCGCAGGCATCCCCATGTCCGGATGCCACATAATTCTGAAATCCCGGGTAAACACCTCGGAAGTGGTGATGCGCACAGTTGCCGACGTGGTGACAGGAAATAATGGAGAATATTCGTTCGGGGCACAGGTCGGGAAATATTGTGTATATCTGAAGCAGGACTGGTGCGACGAGTACTGTGTTGGCGACATTTCGGTTTACGACGACTCCAGGCCCGGCACACTGAATGACTTTCTGACTGCCCTCGATGAAGGCGATTTAAAGCCGGATGTAGTGAAACGCTTTGAGGAAATGGTGGCGCAGGCGCAGCAGAGCGCGGAAGCGGCAGCGGAAAGCGAACGACAGGCCGGGCAACATGTCGCTGATGCGCAACAAATTAAGAGCGACTGCGAGACGCTGGCGGATAATGTACAGCAGAACGCAGAAGCCGTTGCCGAAGATAAAAAGCAGATAGCGTTACTGGCGTCATCTGCTTCGCAGGATGCGGCCCGCGCAGAGCAGGCTGCCAGTGATGCCGATAAGGCCGTTCAGAAAGCTGTCGATAAACTTTCTGATGCCGCAACGCTGACCGGTGAGGCTAAAGCCAGCGCTGAAGCTGCCGCACAAAGCGAGCAGAATGCGAAAAATCACGCTGATAATGCAGCAGAAAGCGCACGGCAGACTGTGCAGGATGTGGAGGCAACGACTATTGCCCGCAGTGATGCGGAGCGTTTTGCGGATGAGGCAGAAAACAGCGCACAGACATCAGGTGCCGCACGGGATAAATCCGTTGATGCTGCTGAACAGGCTCGTCAGCATAAAGAGGCTGCATCTTCGGCAGCAACCAGCGCGGAAAATGCGGCAAATTCCGCACTCGGGCATGAAAACAGCGCCGCTGAATATGCCCGACAGGCTAAAGCCAGTCAGGATACGAGCGCAGACAATGCACGGGAATCGAAACAGCAGAGGGATGAAGCGCAACGGATAGTTGATGACCTGAAGGGAACCAGCGCCACCACGACAGAAAAAGGCCTGGTGCAACTCAGTAGTGACACTGACAACGACAGTGAAGAGCTGGCAGCCACGTCAAAAGCCGTCAAAATCGTCATGGACGAGACGAAAACAAAAGCACAGCTGGACAGCCCGGCGTTCACAGGTAAGCCAACCGCACCAACCCCGCCGGACGATGCGGTCGGGCTGGAGATGGCAAACGCGGCGTTTGTCCGCAAACTACTCGCCGCACTGGTTGACTCGTCACCGGAAGCCCTGGACACACTGAACGAGCTGGCCGCGGCGCTGGGCAATGACCCGAACTTTGCGACAACAATCATGAACGCGCTGGCAGGTAAACAACCGCTGAGCGATGTGCTGACGGCAATCAGTGAGCTGACGCAACGGGCAGATAATCTTCTGTGCTTTAATCAGGACGGGAATGCTTCACTGTCTCCGCTGTCAGAAAAAGCCCGTTCACTGCTGGCACAGGACATTCCTGAAGCCATGCGCCATGAGCTGGAGCTGGCAGTATCTGCAACAATGGAGCCTCAGAGTGATATTTATGATCGCACTGCTGGTTGTCTGGCGATTCCCGGAGGGTTTGGCTTTGGCGCATTGTTCACAGATGAACAGGAAATGCATTTCAGTGCCGAAAACGGACCGACTGAATTTTTGCAGTGGGTGCGTGAAACACCACCAGGACGCTATCTTGTCAGTCAGTACGACGGTAATAAAAAGGCCCCCATTATTAATGGCTCCGATACACTGAATTTTTCTGGTTATCTGGATATTGAAGTTCGCACAAATACCACCCCGGAGAATCAGCAAAATGCAACGAAACAGGTTATTTTTAAAGGAATAAACGGAGAGAGTTACACGGCAACAATTCACAGCAACATCACCCCTGTAACCCTGCCTGACAGCTGGGATAATGAGTTACTTAAGGTTGATGATTTTACACAGGTACTGCGCTCTTCCACCGGCAATAGCTGGGGGAGTCCTGATATTGGGGGGCTGATGCTGGGGGCATATCTGGGAGAGGCGGAAAGTAATGAGAGCATAAGGCTGTACAGGGGGATGATTGTGCCCGGCTCACGAATTGGTCAAATAGGCATGATGGGGATACTGGGGAGTTCTGCTACAAGCAATAGCACGCCGCAATTTTATCTTGCAGACAGCAGCGTAACACCACAGTCAGGCAGTTTTGTCGCCTTATCCGGTAACAACAGAATTATGGCCAGTTCAAAGTTTTATTATGTTGGTTTATTCATGCGGGTGGCATAAAAAATGGAAATACGACAAATTCTGAATCCACGTTATCTGGAATCAGGTGCAATTAACTGTGAGGTATTGTTTGAGGGAATGGAGAAAGTCCTGCCGTATACAGCGACAAAAGATGATACAGCACAGACAGGTCAGCGCATCTGG